AGTCCTCTAATAGAGTTAATCCCGGACCTTCTAGAAATACCAGAGCTTCTATGGCTAATAATTCTGAACAAAATCCTCACGTCTACGGATCAGAAGACATGTGGGGTTGGCAAAATTGGGCTGATAAAAGAACCAAGAAAGCATCTACATTGGCGCCAGGCCTTGTAGAAGTTAATTCTAGTGTAGACGCCCCAGGAACACAGTACCCAGGCCCCTCTAGGGTGAATGGCTGGGCAGGCTGTTCTACCTGCAGGAGACGAAGGATATGACAGTAAGAAAGCCTAGGAAGCCAGCGGCAGCTAAAGCTGTAGAACCTACTCAAGAAGAGAAGTACAAGATCCCTCAAGAGGAGCTAGAAAACTTTTTTACGGACCCAGAACCATCTGAAAAACCTCTAGTACAAAAGAAAAAATCAAGGCCTCCTAAAACGGGTAAGATCTTCTTAGGACAAGAGGACATACGCCACTTTGAAGCCTATAAGAAGTTCTTAAAGGAAGAACAAGGTATCACAGATGTTAGACATAAACGTATTTAAATGATATAATAGATAGAAGAATCTATTTTATGAAGCCTAAAATCAAAGAAGCTTACATGAAGACTGCTGAACTTTTTTCTGAAGTATCTGAGTGTGATCGAATGAAAGTAGGCGCGATTGTAGTCAAAAACGGGAGTATCTTAGCTCATGGCTGGAACGGGACTCCTTCAGGTTTTCATACTAACTGTTGTGAAAAAGAAGACGGCAGCACAAATCCTTTTGTTCTACATGCTGAACAAAACGCATTGATTAAGATGGCAAAATCTTCCGAGTCTATTGACGGAGCTGAGCTATTCTGCACACACAGTCCATGTCCTGATTGCTCAAAAATGATTGCTCAAGCGGGTGTTAAAAAAGTCTATTATCGCCATGAATATAGAATCACTGACGGTATTGATGTTTTAAAGCAGCTTGGCGTAGAAATTGAAAAAATGTAATGTTTGAACATCCAGAAGCACGAGAAAAAATTAAAAGTATATTTAAAAACATCTCTGTATTAGAGAAGGAATTGATCCCGGCATTTAAAAAAAGCCTAAGGGAGAATGAGCCAATAGGATTATATATAGCAACAGAAGATCAGTCAGATATAACCTGGCTTTTTGGAGAAACACATATTGCTCCTATGCTAGGCGGTGATGATACTTTAAAAAATGTGACAGAAGAACTCTTGCCATCTGAGACAGACAAGAGAGAAGGTATAGTCTTTGCTATACTAAAAAAAGTCGGGCCGATTTACGCGATCCGACTAGAAAAAGCAGTATTAGAAGAAGTATTTTTAAGTTAATCTATCAGAGCAAGCACGGCTGTTTTAAAGGTGTCGTAATCAGCACTGGCATTTAGAGCAGTTTTTAGCTCTGAAACTGTAATCGATGGGGTAAGCGACTTTACAATTTGACCGGATCCGTTGATACTAACATTTGATCTAAGAATTGTGCCAGCTTCGCTCAATGGAGGAGAAGCAAATGTAATAGTTCTTGGCCCAATTTCGTCGTCTATATTAACTGGCTTACCAAAGGAAATCCATTCTGTTGGAGTTATTGAATTAGTTGTCTGGTCTGTTCCTACCCAATTAAATCCTATATATGTGCCTCTTTCTTCACTATCCCAAGAGCTAGACGCTATTGCGCATATAGAGGAACCAATAGTCTTAACGTTTCCGTCGTTTCCTGCAAACTCGATTTTACCAAGCTCGTCTTGTCTACGGAGTGATCCATTGTCGTTAGGCTTCTCTCCTCTTGTTTTGTAGAATTGAACGATAGAAGCACGAACAGTATTACCCGTCGAGGTGTAAAACCTTGAGGTGTTAACAACCTCGTCTTGAGTCACAAATGAAGTTAAAGTAGCTCTTAGTGCTTCTTGTGTCTCCCCGAGCCTAGACACCTCAGCAGATAGCGTACTTATCTCTTCTAATTTCTCTAGCTGACCATCTACAATATCTTTCCTAGAAGAGAAAGTACTTTGTAGTGTATCTTGTGCGGTCTCTAGAAGTTGAAAAGCGTTTTCTAAATTAGTTATTGAAGAGGCCGTTGCGTCTGATAATGCCGCTTGTGCCGATGCCAGGGCCGTAGAGAATATTTTTAAGTCCCTGGTGCTAGCATATGTTCTATCGGCGTATCGAACACTAACAGCACCTTGTGGTGTTGTAGGGTCTACCACCTCACAGATAGAAACACCGAGCTTTAGCCCGCTCTTTGATCCGGAGCCATCCTCCACAAATATGCTGCTATCAGATAGCAATCCATCTTGAGAGAGCACTTCTCCAGTGCTTGAAAGTTCTTGTCTAGATACATTTAAGAGACCACCAGCGTAGTCTTCAATAAATTTAGATCTTAGGTCTGCCATAGTATTGGTCTATTTGGATATTACTTAGATTCTTAGGAAAGAAAGCATACATTTGAATCGGGATTACATTTGTTGGAGGGGCATTATCCCATAATACCAGCCAATTGTTTGTGACTAACAACCTAATCTTAGATGCAATCCTATTGTTACCCCAGTTAATGTCATTGCCTCTTAGGTCTAATAGAGTACTATAAGACTTTCTGAAAGGAGGTAAAGAGCCCGGAAATATGTTAGCCGAAGAAGTTTTTGTGGGTCTAAAAGAACTCAATGTTTCTTCTAGTCCGTCTTCTGTTAACCTACAGTTCTTTAAACTCAATACCTTGATATTTTTAGACAATCCTAATAAAACAGACTCTAAATTAATGCAGTCAGTAAGGTCGAGAAATTCTAGGGCTAATAAATTAGACCCAGTAAAGGATCTGAGATTAATATTTCCTTCTAGATTTATCCTCCTAAGAGATGACCTCTTAAGATTCATATTAACATAAAGCAAAGAGTTCCTTTGCAAGTTAATAGACTCTATGTGGGGATCTATGCTGTTACCAGTCTCTGCGTCTATCCACAAGTCGTCCCAAGTGAGGATCTCTTGGTTTGTTAGTTTTAATTCTCCTAGAGGCGGTGGAGAGGTGACTATTATATCTAAAACACAAGAGTTTGATTTCTGTTTTGATAGATAGACATCGTCGTCTGAAACAATGTTTTTATTTGGGAAATCTACATAGTTAAAAGAACTATTTTGTTTTTTTGTTATAGGTAGTAGAACAGAGTCTTCATTGCTTAGAAGAAAGTGAGTAGATATTTTCATTTAGATAAACCTCCTGCTAGGGTCTTAGGACAGAATTTCAAGAACGCTACTTCGTCCTCTTTAATAAATCTCTTACATTTTAGTAAGTTCATACAGGCTTGATAGGCGTAAGGGTCTTCTAATAGAGCACACTTAAATGGTCCGTCTTTCTCCCACTTTGCCTTTATTGCCTCTATTAGCCCAAACTCAGAGTTGTAGTACAGAGAGTAATACTTCTCTTTAGGATCAACCACTTCTTGGGCGGAAGTAGTTAAGTTTATACCAAAACTATTTGAATCTAACGATGAGTCATTTGTTTTCTTTGTAAAGACAATTGGCTCTGACTTTAATTCGGACAAAATAGGCTCTCCATTTAGGCCAATCCTTACTTCCTTGTCGTCAAACACGTTAAAGAACAGTGGTCTGTTATCCGGCATATTTGGCAAGAAAACATTACTCAACTTAATCTCGGAGTTTTTGCCGTAAGGGCGATCTATTAGTATACCACTATTAGAGATCGGGGTAAACGGGGTATCGTCTCTCTCAGAATATATTGCTTTATTAGTAGGCTCTCCGCAAGAGTTTATTATCTTTTCTATAGTTTTTTCGCAATTTGTACCACCGAACTTTTTGCATGATCGTATAGCATCAAACTCTGTTATTAACTGGTCCTTGATTAAGTTTGCTACTACTGATGTTTCTACTTTGCTTTTAAAGTCGTTACTAATAAATAGTAAAGGGTCTACAGAGTCAAGATCTTTATTAACAGCAGCCTCCGTCCCCGGCCCTATCTCAGATTCTACTCCAGATACCTGACCCTGTTTGTTAGAGGCTAGGTTTTGCTTGCTGGGATTCGAGCTTAACTTACTTACACCGGACTTAGTTAATGCTACTGAGCTAACAGGGGAGATCCCTGTGATTAACCTATTATCTTCTATTACTTTTGTAAACTTATCTAGTATGTTATTCTCAGTAAGATCTTTACTGATTCTAGGGGCTAAGAAAGAGAAATTTGTGATAATCTGAGGAGAAAGTATATTAGCTTGCTCTGGAGTAATACTATTTTCTTTAGGTATAGACTCCGGGATCGGAGAGTTACCAATACCAGGAGAGCCCATTATTGTCTCAGTACCCCTCAAAGAAGGTTCTCCAAGAGTCCCAAGATCTCCGTTTATGGGAACGATCTCTCTAACAAGCCTTGACAGAGTATCAGTCTCTTTATTATAAGAGTTAATAATGTTATTGAAGGAATAAAGCTCTGGGACATCTTGAGAGAAATCGTCCTCTAGGGTGTTAATAAAATTAGTAATAGTTAAATCTAAAGAGAGCACTAAAGACTTGAGTGTCTCCACAACAGCAGTTAAATTGAAAGGACCACGAGGCATAACAAAAAAGTTAGGGGTCTGGTAGGAATTGTTGTAATACCCTATTTTATGTAGTACACCACTTAAATAGGCATAGTTAAGTATCTTAGTTAGCCGCCCACCTTCGTATCCTTCAAGTAGTTGACCTAGATCTGTGTGGAAAGACTCTGGATTTAAGGTTTTAATAAGTTCTTTTACAGTCAATCCCTCGCTTTTGTCATACAAATTCTGTAAGAAGTTTGTAGACGCATCACCTAGATTTTTATCGAGTATCTCTGTGTATTGTTTCAGAGCTAGCGGCGCATGTTCATTAGCAGTTTGATAGTCAATAGAATAGGCATTAAGATCAAAACCAGATTTTCCAAATATTAAAGATTTAGATACGGGGTTTAAAAGATTAACTTCTTCTTTATTTAATAGTATATTTCTTTCTTTGTTTTTTAACAAAAAGGAAATTGACTCAAAAAATGTAAGTCTATTACCTGATAGATACGACTTAAATAGCTCAAGCTGCTTTGGGTCTATTGCAAAAGTTAAACTTACTAGTAAGCCCACTAATTTACCAAATCTACTAGCGTTATAAGTAGTTGCTTTTGATTGATCTTTTAACGCGATAGTAAGTAGATTAATTAGACCTTTATCGTCCGGGGAATAAAGATAGCCTAGGTAAGCATCAACTGCAGACTCTCCTCCGAACTCGTATATTAATTGAGATAGCTCGTATCCTTTAAAGAATGACGCTTGGTCTCTTGAATCGGACAAAGGAGCAAAATTTAATAATAGCTCTTCGAGAGTCTCTGCAGAGATAAACTCATTGATTTCGCTCTCTTGAAAATTTAGTGATCTAAGCCTATCTATTAGAGTTTCTCTGTCAGGTAAGGAATTCTTAAAAGAGATGTTGGGGATAAAAGTTCCTGGCTGGTATCCTATTGTTTCAATGTCGTCTATGATTCTTTCTAGATATTTCTGAACTTTCCTGCTCCATATAGTGAGTTTCCTTAGAGACTCTCCTGTAAAAGGTATATCTGGAACTACTGCGGTTAACTTCTGATAGGATCTTAAAAGATAGGTTGTCAGTCCATTTAGCCCAGGAAGGACTTTTTCTCCCCTAGAAATTAACGATTCAAGATCTGGCTTTGGAATAAATACATTACTTAATTCTTGCATTTGTAAGTAGATAGAGCCCAAGCCCTCATATCCCGCAAGCTCACCGTTCCTATCTAAAGACGTTGTAACAGCATTAACAGCGTCTCCTAGATTACTAGAGATATTAGTAATTGTTTCTAAGCCAAACAATATAACATCAACGCTGTACTGATAGTTGTCTGTGTAGGGGTTTCTAATATTGAAGACAAAGCGATCTCTAATCCCATTACTATATTTTGAATATATAGGGTTATGCATAATCTCTACTAGCTCGTTGACTTTACCTTCGTTTATTATCTTGGTTTCAATGCCTGGACCTAGAGTTAAATTTTGTTTAAAAGACCTAAGGTATTTAAATCGCTCGATGAATTTAAGTCCGGCTATTTTATTAGTTTCGCCTGTGTAATAGTAAATTAAATCAAAGTTACCAAATAAGTTTATTCCAGATACTGAAGAAAAGCCTTGAGCTAGGCTTCTACCATAACACCCAGAATAGAGATACTCACAAAAAGAGGCGATATAATCAATGTCTCCTACAGGAGAGGCCTGTTTATTTCCAAAGTACTTTATCACAGTTTTAAGGGAGATAATACTATCAACAATCCCCTTTCCCGATCCTCCAAAAGTCAAAGAAAGATCTTTCTCGTCGTACACTAGCCCAGTATCAAGGCTCGTTTCTTTGCTATCAGAGATAATACCGTTGATATCGCTTGCCTCTTCTAAAGCGTTAACTACATACTTATTAACATTTTTCCTGAGTCTATTATTAAATGTTTTTTCTTTATTCAAATACTTTGAAGTATACTCGCTCCATTCCTCTCGATCAAACTCTGTGCTAGGTCTACTAATATCTTTATTTAGAACGTAAAGGACATCATTTAGAATCGTGTAGATCTTTCTGCCATATAATGGGTTCTCTTTATATTTCTTAGATTGCACTTCCCAGTAGTTATCCTCTCCAAACAAAGAATAAATAGTATCGTTATTTATCTCTCTTGATGAGTAAGAGTCTTTAACAACAGCCAGAGAAGGACCATAGTCAGATATAAGCTGAACAATCTGCTCTGTCCTAAGCCCCTTTAAAAACAAATCTAAGTTTACTAAAGAACCGGCTATCTGCTCATAGTATTGATTAATATACAACTCTATGGTTGTGTTCTTTCTATTAAATGCCTCTTTTAAAAACTCGACAATTGATTTATTTATAATAGAGTACAACGCTAAAAACCTAGGGACGTTAAATTGCAATTGTACCAAAACGTAGGAAAGATCAGCGTACAGAGGCACAGTGGACAGAGGTTTGTCCTTCTCTATCCTTGTGAGCAAAGTACTTATGAAGCCAAGCATTGTTTTGTTAAACTGCTTTTCTTCAGAAGAAACTTTTAGCTCTTCTACCTGGGTTTTATATATAACAAAAGCAGTATCGACGATCGTAGGCAGGCTTCCCCTTATACCTTGTACCTGTATTCGAGTTAGATCCGAAACCATGCTAAAACACTTTTTTTAAACTTTAAACTTTAAGTTTAAAGCTTTGTAGCTATGATCAAATTATGCCCGCCAAAACTTCCGTAGTTATTGTAAAGTCCAAATCTGTTGATAATGCATCTGACCTCAACAAAATGGTTGTCCATCTAGAGCAAATCTTAACAGAAAAGGAGGGCGTTGAAATAAAGGTAAGGCAATCAATCACCGAGGCTTTAGTTAAAGGCTCTGATTTTGTAGTCTTTGCAGGATGGGATAATTCTTTACTATCGTCATTCTTTAGTGCCCTGAGCACAATTGAGAAGATAGAACCTCCTGTAGATAAGAAAATCTTTCTATTCGATGAGCCAGGTAGTAATTGCTGGACGGACTTAAATAGGATCTTGACCTTTGGGATGGATCTAGATAGAATAGATCAAAACTTATTTGATAAAATTGTTGATTGTTGGAATTATCGTGATATAATGAGCTATATAGATTTCAAACTACGTCAGTTAAACGAGAATGATAGCACAGGAAATACTGACACTAAGTAATATATCAGAGCCTCTTTTAGATAAGATACTCGCTTATGATAAGTGGAAGTTTGAACAGCAATTAGCTCATGACAAATGGGTTGTTGAATTTACTACTAATGCTAAAGGGCTCGGTAGGCCAAAAGTCATAACGTCAGAAAGCCTTTCAGAGGACGACGTACTAATCAACGATTTGACAGGATATGGCGAATTAGACGATACTCATATCGGTAAACTCTCCAAGACTCCAGTTTGGCAAGCCGCAGAAAATAAAGCGATGGATATATTCTATGACTGGAAGAAAGCAATACACGACATTGATGACCTACCGAACAAAGATATTTCTGACCCCCGGATTAAGAAGTTATTGACAACGTTCCTCTGGTCAAACTCTCTGGCTCAAAGATATGCTTTTTGGCCAGATGGGAAAGACATGCACTATATAGACGCAGCGAAAAGAGACATAAAGCAAAAAATGCAATCTTACGCAAACATCACGATCGTAAGAGGATATGAGTCATTTAAGAAATTTTGGGCCGATATCAACGATGGAGCAAACGTAGAATTTAACTCAACGTTTATTTCCGGGATTCTTGACAATGCTTACCAAGAGACAATTAAAAAAGAGAAAGAAAAGAAAAAATCAGACTTGTTTAAATCTCCTCTATTTCACGAGGTATCTTTGAAATTCCCAGATGTAAATCTAAAAGAGCTCAAAGATCAGATGATTGCAAAAAGAGGAGACTTTATGAGCGCAATCATCGCAATGGAGCTTAAAAACTTTGCTCTAAATATGCCCGAGGAGTATAAAGAAGTATATGACTCTGATACTTGGAAAGAAAACTATTTCAAGTATGTCAGGAAATACGATGAATCCTGGCGCAAAACCTACTCAGAATTTTACCTAACTATTCGCAAGGAATTTGAAAAATGGAAGAAGGAATCAACATTTTAACCCAAGGCCAAAACGTCCGAGTGGAGGGCGCAGAGGAATTAATTGAAGAATGGGAAGGCGGGAAGATCACCACAGAGGAGCTTAGAACTAAGATTTTAGAGCTTGAAACTGTGTATGTTGACTTAACCAAGGTAGTTGAGCCAACTCAGTTTAAAGATAGCGAAGAATAATGTGTTGTAAATGACCTCTGAAAATCCTCAAAGGCATATCAAATCTGGGTTTTTTGATCGCTATTTTTCTTTGGGCACTCCTCAAGGAAATCTAGCAGGATACAAATCAGATCCGTATTCCTACTCAGGAGCTCCTTACCTTACGAGCGGAGTAATACTCCCTCGTAGAGACGATATCCTCTTAGAAGAAGGAGGTGGCGGCCCCCGCGCAATTGAAAAATATATGAGGCTGTTTAACGACAGCCAAATCCTTGCTGCTTGGGAAAAGCTAATAGGAGAGATTATTCAAAGGCCTTGGGAGGTTTACCCTTCTTCAGATAGAGCAGAAGACGAAGAAATTGCAGAGTTTGTACGACAAGTCATTAATCGTATGGGCAGCAATACAAGACAATCTTATGGAAAAGAATCTTTAGTATCCACGAGCTCAGGGTTTGATACCTTCATCCGTGGCATGTGTGAGTCCCTTGTGCTCGGCATGTCAACGGGAGAGATCTGCTGGATGCGACAAGGTAAGTACATCGTGCCATCTGAGATAAAAATCAGAGACCCGCGTAGGTTCTTATTTCGCTTGAATGAGGATGGAACAGTAAGTCCTAGGCTTATCACTATGTTCTCTCCTGTAGAGGGCATGGGGATACCTCTAAGGTCTATGATCATGCATAGACACTGGGCCTATAGTAACTTCATGGACGTGCATGGCTCAGGGCTAGGACGTCAGCTTTATCCTCTTGTTGAGTTTAGAAGGACTCTACTTAACTTCTGGCTTCAGTACGCAGATAAGCATACAACACCAACAGCCGTAGGTAAGTTCAGTCTCGGCACACCTGAAGAAGAAGTTAATTCTTTATTTAGTGCATTACAACGCTTAGGGCAAGAGACTGCAGTTGTTATACCCGACGAGATGGACATTCAATGGCTGGAGAGCAATGGTCGCCCAGAACTCTACAACCAGCTTATTACATATATTGATCAACAGATCAGTTTTGTGATTAATGGAGAGACAACCGTTGGTCAAGAGACCGGTAGTGTTGGCTCATTTGCGCGCGATCAAATCGCCGACTCTGTGAGGATGAGGAAAGCTAAGGCGTTTTCTGAAGAACTAGACGAAACGATTAACTCTACTTTGGTCCGATGGATAGTAGAACTCAACTACCCCGGCAGGAATCCTCCTAGGCTAGTACGTAACTTTGAAGATCTCAAGCAAAGAGAAGATCCCGTACGTATGGTACAGGTACTCTCTCAGTTAGGAGCTTTAGGGTACCAAGTAAATGACGTAGACTGGCTAAGAGAGAAGCTTAACATCCCTTCATTGACCAAGCAAGAGATGCCTGAAGGTGGGATGATGGGAGGCATGATGCCTCCTATGGAAGGTGGTCAAGAAGCCGAAGCTCCTATGGCCGAGGACATGGACTTTGGCACAGACCTCATGAAGCTATTCGATTTTGAAGAGCCTTCAGAGAAACAGAAGATGTCCCAAGAGATCGCTGCTAATTTCAAAGGAGATCTCGATGATGTTGGTTTCCAACGCATTGTAACTGACTCTACGGGTAATGAGATGCAGATCTCTAAGCTGAAGATAGATGAGTTTACCTCGCCAGGAGAGATTATCTTTGTGATAGAGAGACTTCTAGAAGAGATAAGAAACGTACGAAAACAGCCCCCTGAGGCCCTTGAGCTCAAGTCGAGGTGTGAGACAGAAGTACAAAGGATGAAGAGTCTTATAGAGCAAGAGGGTCTATCTGAGTGTGATTCTATGGATCTGATCTCTTTATACGAGGAAACCTTTAGATTAAATAGATACACTGTACATAGAGAGGCCGTAACTCTAGATGTAGAGAAGAAAGGATATTGGAGATGGTTTGATCCGTACTTCCAATAATCCATCTAGTTTAAATACTATTTAGAAATATTGCATATAACGTAATTTACTATGCTATCCTATAAGCCTATTACTCAAGCACAGTACTGGATCCAGGCCTCGCCTTTCCAGCACTACTTCACTACTTTCTCAGGAATCAGAGATACATCTGGAACTACTCAGTACGCTGATGGTGTCAGAGGTCGTATCTTCCAGCTCAAGGGTCCTCGTACTCTTGCGGAAGTGACTGTATCTACTCCATTCGACCCTGAGAAGCACGCAGACATCGTCGACTTCTGGAAGACGTATGATTGTTCCTTTGTTACTTTGACCGTGACTCCTGTTGAGTGCGGTGAAGACCCTAGCCCAGTTGGTAACAGAACCATCACTATCCCAGATGCTCAAATCACTTCTATTAATTTTGGCCAAGCCGACAGGGCTTCTACAAATGTATCTACCCTAGAGCTTACATTTGTAATGGACACGTTTACATATAACTGATCTATTATAGGAGAGTTGAGGTATGTCAACCTCCAATTTATTTTTTAAAGGTTGCTTTTCTGAACTAACAGATGAGCAACTCCAGGCTATTGAGGCTATAGGCGCCGATGGAAATCTGGTAGATGAGTCTTGCGCACGAGAGACAAATACGTGCGGAATGACTCTGACCCAGTTATTAAATATACACGAGTTATACGATTTTCAAAGAGGAGTACTCTACGAAAAGTGGGGAGAAGTCACTTTCCCTTGGGAGATAAAACCCACCACCACAAACCTAGACTACGAAAAGTCAAGGAAAGAATGGAGTGTTGCCAATTATATAGGGCTTACTTCATACTATACCGGGGATAGAGTACTATACATAGAGGATGACGGGTACGCCATCTCTGTATACGAAGCAAATCAAGATATATCAGCTCCTGCGGGACCCTTAGATAGGACCAAGTGGGATAAAGTTTGTACTATAGAGTTTTCTGATCCAGTACAGCTTCCTTCTATAAAGAAGCTTATAGACACTTATGAGTTTTATTTCTTGAAGGAATTTCTTGAGGATTGGGGAGAAACTAATGAGAGCTGGAAAGTAGATCTGCAGGGAAGAAGCAGTGATGAATGGGATGACTATAAGATAAGAAGAGACTTCTTCTACAAAGTAGGAGATTTTGTCTTAGTGGAATCGCAATGTAGCGATGCCTTCTGTCTCTGGATTAATATAAAAGAGATTCCGGTTACTGACCAGAACCTAATAGACTTCGCAAAGTTTACCCCTGTGGTGAATGGTGAAGTATACTGGGAGAAGATATATTGTGTGAACTCTGGCATGAACCGATGTCTAGGCCCACAATCAGATAGGAATTTGGATAATTACCAGTTTGTTGAGATAGGATCTAAAGGGCACTATGTTGAACAGCCTATCCCTTACTATGACTTAAAAGGTAATTATATTTGCGATGAGCACGATCACAAGACTTTAAACGAAGCCGCTGCATTAAGGCCTAGCAGAGTGCTAACACAAAACGAAATTGACTACCTTGATGGTTTAGTTGATGAAATCACGGACCCCTCGTCGTTTGGTAACGAGCTTCCTCCATCTTCTACTGTTTCTACTGCCTCGTCTACATCTCCTTGGTTGTTTCCACCTCCTATTACAGCACCTCCTGAACCGGAACCCGTACCCCAGCCTAGTTGGTTAAGACCTCCCGAAGAGCTGGTGCCTATCGCAATCGACGGATACTATCCGCTGTACACCTCGGCAGCTAATGCTCTTACTAATCCTGACGGGAACGGGACAACACATACGCACTTATTTAATGGAGTGACCTACTATATGCCAGGAGGGTTGGGGGCTGGACAATATCACGGTACCTATGGTGTATCCGCATCGACACAAGCGTCGGCATCGTCACCTAGTTATTCCTCTCCTACACCCGCACCTACACCTAGTTACTCTTCACAAGCACCTGCCTCAACTCCAACTCCCACACCTACCCCAACCCCAACCCCGACACCCTCACCTTCACCCTCACCTTCACCCTCTCCTGGCTACGGTGGAGGTTATGGTGGCTACTGATCACTCTGAGGTTTAAAGTAAAGTATGGCAAATGTATTTGGAGGAGGATCCAGCTCCAGTGGATCTTGTGGAAGTAATCAAGATATCATAAGGGCCCCTAGGCAGCAAGTGGTCCCCCCAAGGAACGTCTCATCTAGTCTTAATGTTTTTAATGAAACAAATCAAGGCTTAGGAAATCTTAGTCTTAGGGAGTTCTATACAAAAAGAGAACTAGATAAATACTTAGATGCTAAAGCCGAAATTGCTAATGTATATAACAAGAGCTCTCTCTATACTAAATCTGAGGTAGACTCTTTAATTAGTGGTCTAAATCTATCTAGTTATGCCACATCTAGTTATGTAAGCGCAGAATTAGCGAGCCAGCTATCTGTTATAAATAACAACTTTGCTCAGAACTATTACACTAAGAGTGTTCTATATACACAGACTCAAGTTGATAGTTTAATCTCTAATCTTTCCGTAACTGGCGATTATATCTCAAAGACGCCTACCACTCTGGCAGAAGTAACTATAGTCCCAGAAGTTGATACTCTTGCTGCTAGTTTTATTGTTCGTTCTTCAAATAATACTGATTCTACAGAAGTCCAGAGATGGGAGAACTCTTCTACTGATTACTTAGGATCAGTGTACGCTGATGGCAAGGCAAAATTTGTAAACACTGTTATAGTAGGACAAAACGTCAATGTTAACGGAGTTGGTTTAGAATTAAGTGAGAAAAGGATATCTGATGTGGCTAATCCAATAGATGACTTTGACGCCGTTAATAAGCATTTTATGGAGGCGTTTATCACTACAACAATAGACCAAGCAACCCAAACAACGGACGAAAATTACCTAGTAGACGCTCTAGAATACTAACATGACAAACTCCTCGCCAAGAGACGTAATCCTCCACAGAAGATCACGTGTAAAAAACAAAAGGCCCCTAACAACAGACATCCAATGGGGCGAGATTGCCGTTAATTTTAACGACGAAGATCCTAGTGTATATATAAAAGACGAAAGTAACAAGATAAGGAAAGTCGGTGGTATATTCTATTCAGATGTGGCTCCTGATCCCTCAGTTGCTATCGATGGGTCTCTAGAGCTATCCCATGGCGAGTTATGGGTACAGAAGATCAGCCCTCCGGCGGCAATCTCTGATCAGGACGAGGATGCTCGTTTGTATGTCTATAATAAGTTTATAAATTCAGGTGCAGGTGGATGGCTAGAGATCGGTAAGTTCAGATTTGCTCTTATAGAAGAAAGTCTAGATCAGTTCAAAGACGGTACTGATGGAGAGGATATAGTTCACACAGCCGGTAACCAGATCCTTATTAATAACAAGAGCGTTATAAAGGGTGAGTCTACGGCCGGAGGAAATAAGGTAATCATCAACGACGGAGCAAATTTTGCAACAGCAGTCATAAACGCTAGTAGCAATGTAATAATTAACTCTAGTGATATAGATGTAAATGCTGATAACGTTGTCCTAAGCTCAGCAACTTCTTATAT